AAATGAGCGCTCCTGTATCTACTCCTAAAAAAACTATCGAATCAATCGTTAAAGAAACGTTCTTTAGCGAAATGGAAAAACTTAAAGAAGAAAACGAATTGTTAAAAGCTGAATTGGCAAAGTTATCCAAAGTTAACGAGACCGCAACCGAAGCGACCGAACTTAGCGAAACACCCGAGCCTATCGCGTTTAACCCTGAAAATGAAGCTAAAGCGGACTTCGTTAAGATAGGCGCTAAAGCACCACGCGGAATAATGGATTCCGTTTTGAATAAAATGTATAAATAATCTAAAAATTAGAAAAAATGCCAAATCCAAACATTACAACAACGTACGCAGGTCAGTGGGCAGGTAAGTACGTTTCTGCGGCTCTTTTGAGCGCACCAACTATCGAGGGTGGCGGTGTAACCGTTATGCCTAACGTAAAATTCAAAAGCGTTATTCAACGTCTTGAAACAACAAACTTTTTGCAGGACGCTACGTGCGACTTTAACCCTGCAGGACAAGTAAACTTAACCGAGCGAGTTCTTGAGGTTAAAGACCTTCAAGTAAACATGACACTTTGTAAAAAAGAGTTTCATTCTACTTGGCAATCTATCGAAATGGGTTATTCTTCTTTTGACACTTTGCCTAAATCTTTCGCTGATTACCTTATAGCTTACGCTGCTGAAAAAGTTGCCGCCGCTAACGAGGTATCTATTTGGCAAGGTTCCGCGTCAACTTCAGGTCAATTCGACGGGTTGTACGTAACTGCTTTAGCAGACCCTGCATTGCCTGCGGGTCAATTAGTGCCTTCTTCTCCAATTACTCCTTTGAACGTAGTAGGTGAATTACAAGCTATTGTAGACGCTATTCCTGCTTCTTTGTACGGAAAGCCTGATTTGAAAATTTACCTTTCTCAAAACTTCGTAAAAGCGTATATTTCTGCTTTGGGTGGTTTTGGTGCTGCGGGTTCAGGTTCCCTTGCTAACGCGGGTATCAATGCTCAAGGTACTATGTGGTACACTAACGGAAACCTTAGCTTTAATGGTATTCCAATCTTTATGGCTAACGGACTTGCGAATAATACCGCTATGGCTACAACTACTTCTAACCTTTACTTTGGATGTTCTTTGTTGAGCGACACTCAAGAAGTTAGAGTAATTGACACTTCAGCTACTTTGGGCGATGATAACGTACGTGTTATCATGCGATATGCAGCGGGAGCGCAATACGGAGTTATCGAAGATATCGTAGTTTACGGATAATCCACATAACTAAAATATAACGGGGTGGTGGATAAAACTGCCACCCTTTTTTTTTAACAAATAAAAAATTTAAATTATGAGCTGCGACATTAGCCACGGAAGAATTGAGCCTTGTAAAGATGCTGTAGGGGGGTTAAAAAACCTTTACATTCTTAACTACGGGCTTTACGACGAAACCGATATTACCTACGATACTACGGCAGGTTACGAAGACCAAATTACGGCAATTACTTTGCCTGCTTTGTCTTCTATTTACAAGTTTGAACTTAAGGGAACTAACTCCTTCGAGCAAACAATTACAAGTTCACGCGAAAACGGAACTACTTTCTTCGAGCAAGTATTAACCGTTATGCTTAAAAAGCAAGACGCGATTACGCACAAACAAATTAAATTGCTTTCTTACGGACGCCCTAACATTATCGTTGAAAACAACAACGGGCAATACTTTATTGCAGGACTTTTGAGAGGAATGGACGTAACCGCGGGTACTATTTCCAACGGAACTGCGTTAGGTGACATGAACGGGTACTCTTTGACTTTCACAGGTCAAGAGGCAACCCCTGCGAATTTCCTAGATGCGGCAACCGAAGCGCAATTAGTAACTTTGCTTAACAACCCTACGGTAGTTAATTCATAAGATGTTCTAAAAAGGTAAAGAGGGGGTTAACAACCCCCTTTTTTATTGCACAAAAAACACGTTAAAGAGTTATTATAATATGATAGTAGTTCAACAAACTAACGTAACTCAAACGTTTAACTTTATTCTTAGGTTCGGAAGCGGTGTAACGCTCGAACTAACGGACGAAAACACGAACGATACCGTACCCGTTGCGGGGTTATTTACTACGGGCGATTACGTGCATTCGTTTAGTGGGGTTTTACCAACCTTGGAGAATCATTTTTATTGGGCGGTAATTAAAGACGGGGGAGGAAATTTACTATTAAAAGAACGAATGTTTTGTACTAACCAACCGATAGACACGTTTTCGGTTAACGACGGGGAGTACATTTCAAACCAAACAACTAACGACTTTATAATGTATGAATAACGTTCACGTTTTACAATTAGCAGAATACCAACAACCGACTATCCAAGAATCTAAACGCGATGCATGGGTAGAATTTGGGGAAGATAACAATTACTTTAATTACCTAATTGATAGGTACACGAAATCCACCACAAATAGCGCGATAATAAACAACGTAAGCCGTTTAATTTACGGCAAAGGTTTAAGCGCGTTAGATGCTTCGCGTAAGCCTAACGAGTACGCTCAATTAATGACCTTGTTTAGTGCGGAATGCTTGCGTAAAATGGTATTCGACCGCAAGTTATTCGGGCAGTTTGCAATGCAAGTTCATTACAACGAAAAGCACGATAAAGTATTAAAGGTTTACCACATTCCCGTTAACTTATTACGTGCGGAAAAATGTAACGAAAAAGGCGAAATTACGGGTTATTACTATTCCGATAATTGGGAAGATGTACGCAAGTTCCCTCCTACGCGAATTCCCGCGTTTGGACATTCTAAAGACAAAGTAGAAATAATGTTCGTTAAGCCTTACGGGGTTGGGATGAAATACTATGCCTACTGCGACTACCAAGGGGCAGTTCCCTATTGCGTTCTTGAAGAGGAAATAAGCGACTATCTAATTAACGAAGTTCAAAACGGATTCAGCGGGACTAAGGTGGTTAACTTTAACAACGGGGTTCCGAGCGAAGAACAACAGGATTTAATTAGCCAAAAGGTTTTATCTAAACTTACAGGCTCAAAAGGGCAAAAAGTTATTGTAGCGTTTAACCAAAACCAAGAATCTAAAACAACGGTGGACGATATTCCATTAAACGACGCGCCCGACCATTACACCTATTTAAGCGAGGAATGTTTACGCAAAATAATGTTAGGGCATAACGTTACAAGCCCGTTACTTTTTGGTATTGCTTCGGCTAACGGGTTTAGTTCAAACGCAGACGAACTGCAAAACTCTTTTATTCTATTTAATAATATGGTTATTAAGCCATTTCAAGACGAAATAATAGAGGCTTTCGACCGAATCTTAGCGTTTAACGGAATAGCCTTAAAATTATTCTTTAGAACGCTAAAACCTTTAGAATTTACCGACCTTGAAAACGCAACTACGGAAGAACAAGTAACCGAGGAAACGGGAGCGGATGCAACTGAATTAAAAGCACAAAGCACCGAGGAACAAATAGCGTTAGCCTTGCAGGAATTCGGAGAAGAACCGCAGGAAGATTGGTTATTAATAGACGAAGCGCCTGTTGATTATGACACGGACGAAAAAGAAAACGCTTTGTTAAGAGGTGAAAAAAGTTTATTTTCTAAGTTAGTAGAATTAGTAAATACAGGCGTTGCATTTCCCAACGCAAAGTCGGAACAAGACGAAGTTATCGAAGGAGTAAAGTTTATTACTCGTTATGTTTACGAAGGCGAAGACGGCGGTAAAAGCGGTAAAACTCGCCCTTTTTGTAAACTAATGAAAAGCGCTAAAAAGATTTACCGAAAAGAAGACATTCAACGTATGAGTAAAAGTATAGTAAACGGATTCTACGTTAATGCGGAAGGCGAACAAATAGGCTTTGGTCCAAAAGGAAATTTAACGTACGATATTTGGTTATACAAAGGAGGTCCTAATTGCCACCATCGTTGGAATAAGCAAGTTTATGCTCAGTTCGATAGTAAGTTTGGAATAGACGTTAATAGCCCAAACGCAAAAAGAATAGCAGTTAAAAAAGCGGAAAAATTCGGATACAAAATTAAAAATAACGCATTGGTTTCGACACGTCCAATAGATATGCCGAACCGAGGTTTTTTACCTAAATAGAAATGGCAGAAGCATTACTAATTACAAGAGACGATTTGGTGCGATTTACCGCACTAAACGGCAACATAGATACCGATACCTTTATTCAATGGATTAAAGTTGCTCAGGACATCCATATTCAGCAGTATACGGGAACGCAATTACTTGAGAAAATCAAAGCGGATATAGTAGCGGGAACTTTGGCTAACCCTTATTTAGATTTAGTCGAAACCTACTTAAAGCCTATGCTTATTCATTGGGCGATGGTAGAGTACCTTCCGTTTATGGCTTATACAATGGCGAACAAAGGTATCTTTAAGCATAGTTCGGAGAACGCTTCAAACGTAGATAAAAACGAGGTGGATTTTCTTATAGACAAACAAAGATACTTAGCGCAAAATTACACTGAGAGGTTTGTTCAATTTATGATTTTTTCGGGTAACACGTTTCCTGAATATTACACAAACACGAACAACGATATTTATCCAAACACGGATTCAAACTATACAGGTTGGGTTATATGAAAAAGCAATACGAGCCAAAGAAAAGCAATATAATTAAGTTACAAAAACTTGTTAAAAAACTAACGAATGGAGAAAAAAATAAGCCAATTAACGGCAAAGGGCGCTAACCTATCTTCTACCGATTTACTAGAAATTTCCGAAGTAATTACGGATGGTTACGCAAGTAAATACGTAACGGGAGCGGAAGTAATTGCAAGCGCTCAAACGGGAATGCAAACGGAGCTAGTTTCGGGTACAAATATCAAAACAATTAATTCGAATTCGTTACTAGGAAGTGGTAATATTACGATTCAAACAAACCCTAGTACAATTGGAACGGCTAACGGAACGGCAATTACAGGAACAACCATACAAATAAGCGCGTCCGTTTTAATTCCTGCGGGAACGTTAGTAGCAAATAATACTATTTATATTAAAGCATTCATAAACAAAACGGCGGGTACGGGGGTTACTACCCCACGTTACTACGTTAACACGGCTAACACTTTAACGGGCGCAACGTTACTTGGAGCGGGCGGTGGAATGTCAACAAGTGTTTATTTCCAAAGGTTCGAAAGAAACATTTTTTTCGATGGCACAAACTTAAATTCTTTTTTAGCGGGTACAAGTGCTGCAACTGATTACTCGTTAAGCGGAATAACCTTAACTGCATTTAATCCATTGGTTGACAATTATTTGATTTTTGCAATCAGCAATGGAACGACAACACCCGACAACGGAAATTTCAAACGCGTAATAGTTCAAAAATATGATTAACATAACCAAAATTCAAAGCGGGTTTGTAATGCACGAAACCGAGTATTTACTAGAGGGGGATGCCGAAGTATTAGACACTACGCAGGCGCATTTTCCTACCGATAGAGGAACGATTTTACTAGATACTTTCGTAACCATTGACGAACAAGAATTTAGCACGATTCAATTATTTATTGATTACCTATACAAATGAATTATAAAGGGGTAGCGGGAATGTATTTTGTTTTGGCTTATGCGGGTTGTTTTGTTGCTTTATTAGAAGGGGAACAAAGCTACGTACGTATTTTGGCAGCCGCATACATTTGCCTACTTACTTTTCAATTATTACAATCTTATGAAAGCAACCGCGACGATTTTACTAACGACGATTCAAACTAAATGGCTTTCCCTTTTGGGAATCGTTTTAGCCTTTTTTATGCCTATTACAGGAATGGTTTTAGCGGTTGGTTTTGCTATCTTTTTAGATACTATTACAGGTATTTTGAAAAGTCGTAAAAACGGAGTTCCGATTTGTTCACGAAGGTTAAGCGCGGTAATATCGAAAATGTTTTTATATCAACTTACTATTATTTTATTTTTTCTTATTGATTATTTTATTTTAAATGACATTTTAAAAACTATCTTTACAACGGAATTACTATTAACT